TAGAGAAGTCTCTTATCACTATTGATGGTGTTGGAAGAGCTCCTCTGGCATATACCCCAGTTAATCACACTCTAAGTGACAATGGTGGTTCTATCTCTGTTGGAGCAACATACTTTGGTGTCTCTGGCATTTCTTCCATCATTCCTGGCGATGTTCTCAAGATTGATAATGAATATATGAAAGTTGATGCTGTTGGACTTGGAACAACAACTATTGGACCTATTACTGGTTCTGGTTCCTTTAATGTTATCAAGACTGAAAGAGGTTTCGTTGGAACTCTAGCAACAACCCACACTGATGGAGCAACCGTCAGACTCTATCAGGGTTCTTACAACATGACCAGAAGTCAGATTCACTTCACTGAAGCACCTAGAGGCAATACTCAAGAGTTGGTCGATGAAAGTAACATTCCTTATACTAAGTCTACGTTCGGCGGAAGAGTCTATCTCAGACAAGACTACTCTACGAACCAAATTTATGATAACATCACGAGACAGTTCACTGGTATTGGTGCTACTTACAGACTAACTGTTGGTGGAGCAAATACAACTGGTATTGAGACTGGTAGTGGACTGGTATTCATCAATAACATGTTCCAAACCCCAACAACATCAAATAACGTTGGTGGTAACTATAGTTTCATCGAAAATGCTGGTATTTCTAGCGTAGTGTTCACTGGAGTTAATAATGCTAGCTTCATCTCCGACTACGATGTAAACCAGAACTTACTACCAAGAGGTGGTTTGATTGTTTCCCTTGGTTCTACTCAAGGTCTTGGTTTTGCTCCTCTGGTTGGTGCTTCTGTAACAGCATTTGTTTCTGGTGGTGTTATTCAGTCAGTTGGTCTTGGTTCTACTGACATTGTTGGTTCTGGATACCGTGGAACAGTTTCTATTGGAGTAACCGATCCAAACCATTCTGGAAACGCAGCAACCATCACTGCTACTGTTGGTGCTGGTGGAACACTATCCTTCACTGTAAGTGATGGTGGTTCTGGTTATAGTTCTAACCCTGTCATCGAAATACCCGAACCAAACTACGAAAATCTATCAGTCGTTGGCGTTTCTCGCCTTGGTATTGGAGCAACTACTGACACTGGAAGTGGTCTTCTTCTCAACGTAGAAGTTGGTGCTGCTACAACCAATGTTGGTATCGGTTCTACACTCTTCGAAGTAACCAACTTTAAGATCACAAGACCTGGTTGGGGATTCAGAAAGGGTGATAAGTTTAAACCAGTTGGTTTGGTAACTGCTAGACACCTGGCAGCACCTATCAATGACTTCGAAATCGAAGTTCTTGAGGTATTCGACGACAACTTTGCTGCTTGGCAGTTTGGTCAACTCGATTACATCGACTCTATCGCAAGTCTACAAAATGGAACCAGAAAGAGATTCCCACTTTATTACAACGGCGAATTGGTAAGTTTTGAGACAGATCCAGATAATGTTGATTCTGCTGCTATTAATCTTGAGTCACTCCTCCTCATCTATGTAAATGGTGTTCTCCAGGATCCAAACATCCATTATAACTTCGAAGGTGGAACTTCCATCACCTTCACTACAGCACCTACAACAAACGATAACATTGATATCTTCTTCTACATGGGAACTCGTGACGTTGATAGCATAACCGTTGATATCAACGAAACTATCAAGGTTGGTGATATCATCCAACTCCAGAAGACTGAGAACAGTCTCCTTCAGGATCCAAGAACTATCTACAATATTAATGCTTCAGACAAAGTTGAGACTAACATTTACAGTGGTCTGGGTATTGATGATGCCAACTACAAACCATTCAGTTGGACAAAACAAAAGGTAGATAAGAACCTTGGTGGAGAACTCATCTACAAGTCTAGAGATTCTATCGAGTCTCAAGTTTATCCAACAGCAAAGATCATTGGTGACCTATCAACTTCAGCAACTGAAATATTCGTAGATGACGCACAGTTCTTTAACTATGAAGAAAATGAGTCTTCTATTAACATCGCTAGTGTAAATGGTCTCATTGTCAATACAACGACAGACCCTGTTGCTGCTGCGATAACCGCAGTTGTCTCTGCTGCTGGAACTATCAGTTCCTTCACTATCACCAGTGGTGGTTCTGGTTATGTTGGTGCCTCAACTGATGTTAAGATCTCTGCTCCTAAGGCAGTTGGAGTTGGCGTAGGAACAACTGCTACCGCCACCGCAACTATTACAAACGGTTCCATCTCTTCTCTCAGCATCACAAATGCTGGTTTTGGTTATACCCACACTGCTCCACCACAAGTTCTCACCTCATTCCCCAAAGTTTCTGTTGAGAATCTTTCTGGTATTACTGCTGTTGCTGGTTTTGCTGGAACAGTCACAGGAATTGGAACAACCGTTGGAACTGGTGGAAATGCTCTCGCGCTCAAGTTTACTCTGAATGCTTCATCGTTCACTGGTCTTCAGGCAGGATATCCAATCTATGTCTTTAACACAAGCATTGGTTCTGGAGTAACTTCTATCAATGGTTCTGACTCTTCTGTTGTTGGCATTGGAACTACATTCCTAGATAACGTTTATATTATCAACGACTTCCATTCATCATCAACCACTGGTGTTGCTACTTGTAACATCCTCTCGACAACATCTGTTGCTGGTCTTTCGACTTCTGGAAGCGCAACTGACCCACGCGGATACTTCTCTTGGGGTAGACTTTCTGGGTTCTCAAGGTCATCTTCACCTGTTTCTATCGCAGTTACAGGTCTGACTGTTGACTCTGGACTCTCTACATTCCCAACTATCCAACGACGTGGTTACGGATTAAGAGATGGTGGTGCCCTGAGGAAGGATCTAGGATAGTTATAAATATAGAAAAAAGCTATTACGATGGCGGCAATTGTAACAGATCAGTTTAGAATATTAAACGCGGGAAATTTTGTAGATTCCGTCACCAATTCTTCTAACTCATATTATGTCTTCGTAGGTCTTTCCAACCCAGCAGTTGTTGGGTATGGAAGGACTACTGATTGGGATACCAATACACCTAATCCCACTGATAACTTCGATTATCAGAATTTTATTGGTGATAATATGTCTTTCGGCAAGAAGGTAACTTCTGCCAATGTTAGAAGACTTATTAGGAGGATTGACTGGGCGAGAGGAACGAAATATGAAATGTATCGTCATGACTATAGTTTGACAAATCTTTCACCAACCACAAAGTCGTCAAGACTTTATGATTCAAACTATTATGTAATGAACAGTGAATACAAAGTCTATATTTGTATTGATAACGGTTCTTCTGGAATCAACACTGCTGGAAATGCGTCTCTTGATGAACCAACATTCACTGACCTAGAACCTTCCAAGGCAGGTGTTAGTGGTGATGGATATCTGTGGAAGTATCTTTATACCGTTTCCCCAAGCGATATCATCAAGTTTGACTCGACTGAATATATTTCTCTACCTAGTGACTGGGCAACTTCCACTAACGCTCAGATTTCTGCTGTAAGAAATAATGGTGACTCAGACACAAACGAAAACCAGATAAAGAAAGTTTATATTGACTTACAAGGTCTTGGATATTCCCAAGGTTCTCATGAACTGAACATTTTGGGTGATGGAAGTGGTGGAAAAGTTATTGTAGATGTTGATGCTAACGGAAAGGTAACAAATACAGTTGTTTCTTCTGGTGGTAAAGACTATACCTACGGTATGGTTGACTTGGGTTCTATTAACGCAAGTTCATCAACTAAGGCAAAACTTATCCCCATCATCCCACCATCAAAGGGACATGGATATGACATTTACAAAGAACTTGGTGCCGACAAGGTTCTAGTTTATGCCAGATTTGATGACTCGACTAGAGACTTCCCAACTGACGTTACATTTGGTCAGATAGGTATCGTAAAGAACCCAACATCTATTGGGTCAACTAACGTATTTACTGAAAACCAGTTCTCTTCTCTTGGTGCTATTAAGTTCTCATCTGTTACTGGAACAGTTTCAGTTGGAACTAAGATTAGTCAGGCAGTTACTGGTGGCACTGCCAAGGGATATGTTGCTTCATATGACACTGAAACTAAGGTTCTAAAGTATTTCCAAGATAGAAATTCATTCCTGAACCAAACATTCTTTGATGCTACTGACTACGTTGGTGTTTCGACAAACGCTAAACTTTATAACTTTGCCTCAAACGCAAATGCTGTAACATCGACTGGAGGTTTCTCTGGTTCTGTTGATACTGGGTTTACTGGTATTAGCACCAACCCAACTGGAACAAAACTCATCTCACTTGGGACTCAGTTTACAAACGGGGTTGCCAATCCTGAGATAAATAAAGGGTCAGGGGATATTGTTTACATCGACAATCGTCCCGCTATCTCCAGAAATTCTAGACAAAAAGAAGACGTTAAAATTATCCTGGAATTCTAAAAAATGCCACAGAAAACGAATCTCAATATAAACCCTTACTATGATGACTTTGATAAGGATAGTAATTTCTACAGGGTTTTATTTAAACCAGGATATCCAATCCAGGCGAGAGAGCTAACAACTCTCCAGTCTATCTTACAAAATCAGATAGAGTCGTTTGGAAGTCATATTTTTAAGGAAGGTTCTATGGTTATCCCTGGAGGGGTAACCTTTGATTCTAATTACAACTCAGTAAGACTCAATGCTGACCATTTGGGTATTGATGTTAACATCTATGCCAATAACTTAGTCGGCAAGAAACTGAGGGGTCAAACGTCCGGTGTTGTGGCAACCGTGGACAAGTGGCTCGATGTTTCTGAGTCTGAGGGTATTACCAACCTAACTCTATTTGTCAGATACTTAGACGCCAATGATGCTGGCGAAGTAGTTCCATTCACTGACGGTGAAGTTCTTATCACCGAAGAAGGTTTCACATACGGAAATACAACTGTAAACGCTGGAGAGACTGTAGCATCTCTTATTGATGAAGATGC